CCGAGAACAAGGCCGAATGTGATGGCGATAAATGGGTTGGTCATGGTTTGCAGTAGTGAAAGGAGAAGAATCTAACGACTCAGCAGCGAGTGCCTGTCGTTGACGGAATCATGGCCCATCAGTTCCATAACCGCAAGGGTTTAGACGCAAATCAATTAGACAACTGGCACAACCCCTGTTGCCCCAACGCTTTTAGTCCGGTTCTGAATTCACACCAGGAATCAGCCATTCCTCTTCGATGGCGGTTATGGCGGCCATCACTTGGTCCCTCTTCTCTGTGGTCAATGAGACGTAAGGATCAGATAAGACATCAATCATTCGGTTAACTCTGGTTGACATAGAAAGGAATGCCAACTCCATAGGATTAGGGCTTGATTGTTTATTAAAACGTTTTGTCATTGAATGATAACAATTAAAGGCAACAGATAAAATTAAAAATATGTAACGACTAAGTAACACAAACGTAACGGAACAGTTACTAACACTAACCCCGCATTAGAACAATGATCTAACGACACATCAGTCAGGGCCTTGTTTTTGCAGTAGGGGCCGGATAAATGTGACCCCCACCCCCTAGTTTCCGGCGCTCATTTACAGCGAAGGAGGGGGTATCGGGGGGTAGGGGCCGCCCTGGACATACGTATAGGGCTCAGATTTTTTTACCAAAATACTCTGGGTACATCACTACGGGTTTTGTAGGGACATAGGAGACACCCCTATAGCGGAGTTTCTCAGATCTCTCAGCATTCGCTCTCTCAAGTAAACGCTGTTGAAGTTCAATAGGAGGCATCATCATCATAATAATCTCAATAAAGACACACCATTCCCCGTTCCTTGAATGATGTACTAATGCGTCCATATAACCTGTTATAGGTTTATGTATGGATGAACGTAAGACAACCCTGTTATAACCTGTTATGACAGGTAGTAACTAGCTTATAACACAGTATTGGTATGTTTAAAACTCTTTAGTTATACACGTTTAACCGTGTTTAACTAGGTTATATGTCTTTTATGTACCCCCCTATAGTCCCCCCATTTGTCTATAAAAGGACCCCCGAAGACATCCCGCTTAGGGATGGATATGGGGGTCTTGCTAAATCGCTGTCCAAAGTATTGGATGACCAAAGAGGCACCACTCCCTCTGGTCATACATGTGCAACCGTGTCGTTAGGGAATTGGTGTCTTTCCCTCATACATGTGCAACCTAGGGGTTGTTATTGTCTATTTCTCTTCTTTGTCTCTGGAAGGGCGGAGCCCTGGAACCAGGAGCGGGGCCTAGAGCCGCCTCTACGGGCCCTTAACAGCTCGTGATGACCAATCCCTAGGCAAAGAGCGTCCAAGGCCCTCTGAGGGTCTTCTAGGAACATGTTCTGCATTGAATCAAACTCTAGTTGTCTACGATCGAACTGAGCTTGTTCTGCTGAAAGGGCTAGGGCATCTGTATACCACCGGACAGCCATTGCCAAAACATCAGCTCTATCATCATGTCTGACTGCCCCGGACTCACGACACATACGACTGAGCTGGTATCCCAACATGTATTCAAGACGCTTGTCTGGGGCCTCGTCTGGGTTTGATCTGTAGTCCCATTCAATGACCTTAGGATCAACAATCAAGCGGTGTTGGTTAAGTACGGGTTCAAGGGTATCAATAATACGTTCTTCTTTCCGAGTAGTAGACCTAACTTCTTCAATATTTAGGTTAGCTTGTTGTTGGATAGCATGTTTTTTAAGCAACTCAGTAATTGCACCATCTCCAAAGTTTGATTCTATGAGGACAGTGGAGGCGTTATAGCGTTTAGCAAGCTTTAGAACGTCTATGAGTGTTGCATCGCTATAGCCATCTCTGTAAGCCTTCATGTCTCGAAGGAAGAGGTAGCCATTGGCTTGGGAAAGGATGCAAGCGGAGGTCTCATCAAGACCCCGGCCTGAGGGATCAAGCGCACAAATCGTCTCTTGGAAGTCACAGCAAGCCTCGTCAATGAACATCGGAGCGTAATAACGATCCCCTGGAAGGCCTACAGCAGGCAATGTGGGAAGTACATAGCGCGGATCAGCACTCCAGGTGTATTTCTCTGCACACTCATTACCTATAGGGGTAACAATCATGTCGGAGAATCTGAGGGGGAACTTGTCTCTATCGCTCAGAGTTGTATTGAGTTGAAACTGAAGAGCGAAGTTAGAGCGCCCCATTGACGCTTCCCGCTCAGTTAGTTCCTTGTCTGAGAAGCGTGTATCTGTTGGGTCGCCTGCTTTAGCGCCTTTGTCGAGATCATCGAGCAGCTCTGGGGCTAGGAGACCCTCGTAGTTAGCGACATTGGCTGGATAGCGAGAGGGCCAGACGTAAGGACGATAACCACGTTCTGCAAGTTTTTGATAACAAGTAAATGATGTCTGAGGTGTACCAAGAAAGATGATCCGTGAGGTAGGTTTGGGCATAAGTATTGCCTCAGCTTCTGAAATAAGCTGGATCAATTTCTCTCTTTGCATATCAGTTGCAGAGTTATTAGGGACCTCTACATCATCAAATAATAGAATGTCAGAACGGCTTCCGGTCATATTTCCCGTTATCCCTACTGATTTAACACTAGGGGACTGGGTAGGTTTAGTTCCACCGATATCAAAGTTAATACGAGACCAACGGTATTCGTCACCCTTAGGTCTCATGTGAGATAACCAGGGAACAGTAAGAATAAGCTTTTGAATGAAGATACTATTGTTGTCTGCCCTTTCCTTAGAGGCAGAGACACACATCACCTTTACGTCTGGGTCTTTGTATAGCTCCCAAAGCACGTAAGCGGCTGTGACATAGCTCTTACCGATACCACGAAAAGCCTGTACTTGCAGACGTTTTGGGCCGTTCTGAAGGTAGTCAGCAATGCAGTATTGGGCTCTAGTAGGGGAGGGGAGATTAAGTTCGTGCCAGATGGCTGAAAGGAATATTTTAAAGTCACCTTTTAGTTTGGCTTCAACAACATCAGTCTTTTTCATAGTCGGCTTGTATTTCAATAATATCCAGACCCTTTACCTCTGATGGACGGGAGCTGAAACGATGTGGGGTAGTAAAATCTTGCGAGGGTAGATAAGGTTCAATCGCTTTGTCTACCGCTGTAACTATCTTGTGTTCTATGTAGAACTCTTCAAGACGCCAGAGGTATGCGATACAGAAATAAGCAAGCGGTAAGGGAAGATTCTTTTTAAACCACTTGGCAAAGTCTTTGAACTCTTCAAGCCTCAGGAAGGGCTCTGTATTGTTATTCATAACCAAGTACACCTAAACAGCAAAAGAGGACCCGCGCAGAGCCCCCTAGGTATCGCTTAGAGCGTTCTAGTTTTGGGTAGAAGTTGCTTTGCCAATAGTTCCAGTGGTCTTACCGCCAACAGTTGAGTTAGTGACGTTGTTGTACTGAGTTGTGATGGCGACGTTGATCAGGTTGATCAAGTCAGCAACGGTGTAGTCACCAGAAGCTGCGTTAGCAACAGCTTGAGTAAGAGCTACAGTTGTATGGTGAGTATATTCTGTTTTAAGAATGTAGTCGCGTTGATTAGAAATAGGCATAGCGTTTAAGCAATTTTAAGATCTAAAAATTCAGCTAGGGAAAGACTTCCCTTGGCTTGGTTGCAGGTCCGACACGCTGTCTGGCAATTAGAGGCATCTGTAGGCCCCCCTTTACTTAAGGGGATTACATGATCAATCGTCAGGTCTTCTGTTGCTCCGCAATAACAGCAGGAGTAACCATCTCGACGTTTGATTTCTTCTCTCCACATACGTTTAGCGTCACCGCTACGAAACGTAAGGAGCTGGTGCATAAGAGACCGTGGCGTGTCCATAAGCTTTTAACCTTTTTTAAGTCGTCCATTCCGGCCTGATCCATTTCTGGCACGGTTTTTCTTAGGTGATTCTTTAACTAGCTTTCCTGATTTTGTGTGGGACATATCAGGCCCGCCTTTACCGTAAATACCTGCTTTGCGTCTTGCGGCATTAAGCTCAGATCTGTATTCACGGTTCTCGCTTGTCTTGTTTCTCTGCCGTTGTGCAGCATTCTTTTT